ATTCCGCATGGAAGGAGATCCTATGGTTGAACAATACTTGCCCATCCTTAAGGCAGGCAGAGCCAGGAGAGGAGATATGCCTGTAGGGGGTATAACCTGGCAGGACTGGAACCTTGAGTTTCGTCCTCACCCTCAGATAAGTCAGATTGTAGGACATACTCCTACTCAGAATCCTCAAATCATGGATGGTAATGGCTCAGCCATAGCCCCTGATAAGGGCACCCTGGAGACAGGTCTAGAGTATCATCTGGCTCCAGGAGTAAGCTATAACTTCAATATAGACACGCATCTAAATCATTATATGATCATAGAGAACGGAAAAATAACAATACATAGAAATTATGATTAAAAAAGTTAAAGAAATATCTGGACCTGTGCTAAGTCATTGGTCTGAGCGCTTGGTAGCACTAGCCTGTCATTTATTAGCAGGTTTTCTAATTCAAACATGCTGGAATAATTTTGCAGGCTGTTTTGATAGCCTGCCAGAGTTAAGCCTGTTCGAGTCAACCATACTTTGGATTTGCTTATACTATTAAAATGAATCAACTAACTACGCTGTACAAACTTACTTCAACGGGGGCTACGCAAGAATGGACCATTTTCTCTGAAGGTGGCTCATTCTGGACTGTAAGCGGCCAGATAGACGGTAAAAAAGTTACCAGCGCAAAAACAAGCTGTGCTGGCAAGAATGTAGGCAGAAAGAATGCCACGACACCAAACGAGCAGGCATTAAAAGAGGCGCAGGCTAGATGGCAAAAAAAGTGCGATGAGGGGTATGTAGAAAATGTGGGTGCTCTTGATGTTGCATGGGCATGCAGAGTTGATCCTATGTTGGCCAAGAACTATAGTGACTACAAGGATGAGCTACAGTTTCCTGTATATTGCCAACCCAAACTCGATGGCTTGCGCTGCATTGTTACCAGACATGGTGCATATAGTCGCAAGTGGAAGCCATTCTCCACGCTGCAGCATATCAGGGATGCTCTTCAGCCTGTTTTTGATAAGTATCCTACAATACTGGCATTTGACGGTGAGATGTATTCGCATGAACTCAAAGACAATTTTGAGGAGATTGTCAGCATCGTCAAGCAACCCAAAGCGACAGCTCAAGACATTGCAAAATGTAAGGAGCTTGTACAATACCATATATATGATTATGTACCTGCAGAAGAGTACGCTAATCTAATATACAAGAGTAGAGATCTAGACTTGGATGTAGCGCTTATAGACGCTCCCGACTGCCTGCGTAGAGTTAAAACAACTCTTGCATGGAACCAGGAGGAGTTAGATGAGCAGTACAACTGGTGCAGCATAGATGGCTATGAAGGACAGATGATTCGTACAGATGCTCCATATCAGCAAAAGAGAACAAAATACCTACTCAAGCGTAAAGACTTTGTAGATGAAGAGTTCTTGATCTTTGGGTACAAAGAAGGTAAGGGCAGCAGAGAAGGTTGCATTACATTGAGACTAACTACCAAAGACGGTAAAGAATTTGATTCTGTACCTGTAGGGGGAGTTGAGTATCTGCAAAGATTGTGGCAGAATCGTCTGCGGCTGCCTGGCCTTTATGCGACAGTTAAATACCAAAACCTTAGTACTGATGGAATACCAAGGTTTAACAATACCATCAAATTCAGAAACGTACTGGGAGAAGACGTAGTAATATGAATAAAGTTATTGTTTTGAGGGGGTTACCGGCATCAGGTAAAAGTACCTGGGCTAAAGATTATATAAGTAGAAACCCTAGAACTGTCCGGGTTAATAAAGATGACTTGCGGACGATGCTTCACAATAGCCAGTGGAGCGAAGAGAATGAGTTGATTATTCTCGCAATGAGGGATACTATTATTGCTGAGGCTTTACACATGAGTCACGATGTGATAGTCGATGACACTAATTTTGCTGAAAAGCATGTCACGACAATCCAGGACATAGCTGCAGATTGGGAGGCATCATTTGAGGTTAAAGACTTTGATGTACCGCTAGAGGTGTGTTTGGATCGAAACCGGAAGAGAAACAGCAGTGTGCCAGACAAGGTGATTATAGATATGCACAACAAATATGTGCTACCTAAAAAAGAAAAAGTTGTACAAAGTCCAGGCAGAACAAAGGCTGTTATTGTGGACCTGGATGGTACCTTAGCGCTGCATAATAGACATGCGTTTGCTATAGAGCAATGCGGCGCAGACAAACCCAACATTCCTGTACTTAACACTATAAAAGCGCTAAGCCAGTTTGGGTACAAACTAATATTTCTGACAGGAAGAGAAGATGCCTTCAGGCCGCAAACAGATAAGTGGCTTAAAGAAGTCTGTGACGTTGATTTGTTTGCGCCACGGTATATGTTATATATGCGGCCTACTGGAGACAACCGCAAGGACAGTTTAGTAAAAGAAGAAATACTCAGGAATGAGATTCTCCCCAACTATTACGTCGAGTTTGCGCTTGATGACAGGCAGCAGGTAGTAGATCATCTTAGAGAAATGGGGCTGCCTGTGTTTCAGGTGGCTCCAGGAAATTACTAATTTAAGTGCCCGTAGCTCAGCTGGATAGAGCAACGGATTTCTAATCCGTTGGTCGCAGGTTCGAATCCTGCCGGGCACGCCATTTTGTAAAATTTATGTCGACCGTTTCGCCGGCGTAAAAAATAAGTCGTGAGTGTTTTGCTGAAGCGGTAGTATTCCCGCTACTCAAGATTCTGTACGCTGCAGCAGATCGGCTAACCACGAAGCAGCAATTTAATCTTTATTAATTTAATTTAATTTATGGGAATGTTCGACACAATATTAGTACATAAAAGCATAATTTTACCTCTCCTGGAAGGAGAGGAATTGTTAAAAAAAGAGTGGCGCGCAGACACGGAAGGTTGTTTTCATTTTCAAACTAAAGATCTGGAAAACGTCATGTGGATATACAAGGTGGGAGAGGACCACAAAGTATGGCGGGAGGTGCATGAATATACTGAAGATCCAGAGTGTAAATATGGCATGCGCCACGAAAGGTTGCCTGATGAGCGTTGCGAAAATTTGAGCGCTTATGTAAATTTCTATGACATGGTACGTCATATTGGTGAAGATGAGGTATGGGTTGAGTTTGAAGGCCATATATTGAACGGTACGCTGGCCGAAGTTTCTTTAGTAAAATTAGAGAAAACAAATATGGCTGATAAAGAAGCCGAAATACAAAAGCAGCAGTTACGCTGGGATAAGATTAGAAGCACGTACAGCTGGAGAGTATTCTCAGCACTACGTGGAATTGAATGGAAGGTTCGTAAACTATTTAGACCTGCGTTTAATAAATACGAAAACTTCCTAAACAAACTAAGACAAGACGCAGAAAATCAATACCCAACTGAAGAATGACACTAATACAAGTAAGGGTCTGTGAGGCCCTAGCAAAACACTACCGTGTAAAAAAAGCTTTGGTGATGGATAGCGCCAAAGAATATATTAAAAATCTTGGTGAAGAACATCCCGTTATAGAGGTGGAGGTGGCTGACGAAAGGCTGAGGGTGGGTACAACTAAGGATACATGCCCTGTCGGTAAACTTTTTTTCTACAATAAGTTTATTAAGACAGAGCTGTACGCGGACGCCATCATGCTGTTTGAAAATGATGAAGTTGAGTGTGTGGCTTTTTATTCTGGTGGAGCGTTGATGGTCATCTCTGAAGCCTCACAATACGACGGTGAAGGTGGCGTATTTTTAAGAGACGCAGCCAAAACGCTAGGCTATGCTATAGAGCCGATGGCGCATTACCTCAAAAGAACGTCCCCGGTGTATTTTGAGGAATAATTGGTATAATAATTAGGAAGCTTTTGTTGTGTAAAATTTTAGAATAAGTATCGGGTGATATTTATTCTAAGTTTTCCGCAGCATATAAACCAAAACAAAATGATCATACCTAAAGAAATCGAAGATGCTATCAAACTAAAAGAGCAGCAAGAATTTTGCGCAGCGTTATGCGCAGATATTCCAGAGCTTATTGCTCAGAATTTAAACAAGCCCACAAGCTCTCCGACTTCAGATGAGCCAGGAGCCGACTTCGTTGTGGAAAGTATCCGCAATGAAATTAATCGAAGAGTTGACAGATATGGCGTAGCCTCGAAGTTGAATTTGACTGAGATGCCCTGCGCTGTATCTAGACCTGGTGTGGGCGTGTTTCACATCGATTCCAATAGGTTTATCAATTCATCAGACGAGCTAATCGACCTGTTCAAGGCAGTAGAAGAGGTTAAAGTAGAGAAAAAGTATGCTGGTCCAGACAAAAATCATGTAACCGTGCTCAAGGCTAGGTTGCCTGATAACTATGTAGCTTGCTGCGCTTATGTGCAGGCAAGACACATTCCAGCCAGCATCTTTGAGGAAGACCGAGTAGTCGCAAAGTTAATCAAGAACAAACTCGGACAGATCGTTGATGTTGATCTACTGTGTAGAGATATTCCGCCACTGAATTCAAATGGAGCATATGGATATATGCCTGCAGAAAAAGTGAAGTTACACTACCATTGGATTACAGTGAAAATTAACAAAGAAACTCAGGCATTACAATGCTGGTTTCCTGGAATTGAGCGAAATATATCTGATAGTGGAAGACCCAAGGAAATGGTTCTTGTAGGAGCCCACTACAAGAGGATAAAGAAGTCGGCAAAGTCCTATGGAGGATTTGGTGTCGAGAAACCTCAAGAGTAACAATTAAAATAAGCCAGGTGGAGCAATAAACTCCACCTGGTATTATAATATGCTTGATAGACCTAAACTTATATTTAGCTCATTCGCACTGGCGCTGTTTGGCGTACTTTGCGCAGTAAATATTATCCCGGTATTACCGTATGTCATACTAACCAGTCTGCTATACACGCTGGTGGGTATAGGTGGCGTACTGCACTATACGAAGCAAGAGATGATTGATCTTCGTGACATTTATGCCGAAAGAGAAAAGATGCTGAAAGAGAAGATTGAAACATTGCAGGAGGAGGTAATTAACAAAGAAAAAGAGAATATTAAACTAATTGAGAGACACAAATTACCACAAGAAAGACTCCTCGATACTGACTTTGGCGTGTCTAGGAAATAAATCAGTTCTAAAAACTGTAGCGGCAGTTAAGGTTGCAAGTAAAGCAGCCAGCTACTTCTATAGAAACAAAGAACACTACGCAGATTTTTTTGAGTTTAACTTTAGTGGTACTGAGTGTACGGCGGACCCTGTGACAACCGTGAGCTATCGCAATGTACCCATTGAAGAGAGCGAACGATTAAAGAAACTATACCGCCATTTTGGATATGTAGAAGAATCCGAGATATTCGGAAAATTAGGAACAGTTCCTACGAAACTAAACCTATCTTGCCCTATCGAGGCTAAGTGGGTTTATGAGTATGTAAAAAAGTTTAAAACAAAAAAATATTCACCAGACAATAAAGTTTCAAATCACGAAATAATTAAACCATTACCTCAAGTTGAGCTTGATGCGTATCTACTAATCACAGAATAGCCTGAGGAACATAAAAAGGAAAATCCTCTACGGGTTTTCCTTTTTTTAGCTATCAGCTGTGCTATAATTATAGATATGAAAGAAGACGATCAGGAATCTCAGGGATTTGTTATACCGAAAAGTTTCTTGAACCAGCTGAATGAGTATACTATAGGATATATTCTTCTAGTCTGTAATGAAAAAGGGGATCTATACTCACACGAGTCTTATGACAACCCTGTAATCAAGCTCGGCTTAACTAACTTTGCAGAAATGCATGTCAGTGCAATTCAAAAGCATATGCATAATGTGGCTCTTCAAGAAGAAGAAAATTTTGAAAAGCCTGACTCTGAAGATAATGATTCGCTTTAAGATAGCAGTAGAGCTGCTTCTCTGTCCCTGCGTCCTACAAGGCCACTATTCTTATCCCATAGACGCTTCATGCTTCTGAACTGGCCGGCCATCTTTTCATAGTCTTTAGACGATGCTATAATGTTTCTAAGCTCAAGCATCTCTGTTCTGGATGTACCTTTAAAAGATGTTCCACGGTTGAATACAAGAGATACTATAGCAGCCTGTGCGTTTTCACTGAGATCAGCGACACCAGGAAAAGCTCTCTCTGTAAGCTTTGTAAATTTAGGTAGAATAAATTCTTTAAATGTTTGAATGGCTTCTTCCCAGGTAAAGGTAATACCCTTCAGCTTAACTGTATAGTCTTTTGCGTTAATACCTTTCAATCCTCTACCACTTCGAATTAGCGCCAGTTCTGCACTATCTGTTAGCGGCTTAAAGATTTTATCGATCTCTTCTTCAGTATAATAGCCGATATCAATGCCCACCATGGCTGTTGGACCAGAAAATCCTCCTGGCCAGGTAAAAGTGCTCTTATATACCTTTTCATAATAGGCTCTCCCACCTGTCTCCTCAGTAACAATAAACTCAATACCTTTATCATTTAGTTTCATCTTCAATCTCCAGTGTGTAGTCGCCTTCTTTTTCGTTTGTAATCTTGCGCTCAGTAATATCCACAACCTCGACTTTGGCCTCTAATGAAGCATTGCTGGCGCTATTATACTTAACATCCACAATAGCCTGTCCGCCTAAATACACAGCCATAATAGCCGCAAAGACCTCTACAGTTTTGGTGAATATTGTAGGGTATACTGACAATAGCGCAGGGTTATGGTCTAAAAGAAAAAGAATACCTATACTGGTAATGTAGAATATACCCAGGATGATAAACCCAGAGAAAGCTGCAAAGAACTTCTTGCTGGATAAATGATTTGTATTAGCAAGATCTTTATTTTGTTCAGGGCATACACCGGGAGGAGTTACACCATTCTGGAGAAAGGCTGCAGCGTTTTGAGCGACATTAATTAAAGATTTAAACATATTAGAAATAAGATTGTACCAGGAAATAACCTAGAGCAAAAGCTCCAAAAGGACCTAAAAATTGTAAAATAAAACCCCACGGTCCTGCTGTGGAAATAAGCGAGCCGACCACAGTAGAACCTACACGCAAGTATAGTAACCCTAGAAAAGCTCCCGCCAAGTAACCCATAAATGATTTTATTCTATCGTACTTATTACGGGTTTTATTGTGTTCGACTTTTTCGGCCACTACCTTCTGCTCTGCATTAGACAATAGACCACGACAGCGTTCACTTTCCTCATACAGTTCTATTTTTTCTTTTTGTTGAAGAACAGCCCAATCCTCCAAAGCCTTGAAAGATTCGTCTATTGAGGCTTTATCTTTCTTAAGCTGTACGATTCTTTCACCAGCCTGCATAAGTTCGCCTCTTAATTCTAATAACTCACTAGTAATAGATGGCTTTTTTTCAACAGCTATCAATGTTGCGTTCAGGCAAAGCAAAATTAAAATTACAAAATATCGCAGTTTCATCTATTTACCCTCTAAATCTAAAATAATTCTATCCAATCTGGATAAAGAATTGTTAACGGCCTTATTGAGCTCATCTATATTTTTACCTAGAGAACCAGAGGACATACGAGGAGGCTGCTCTAATGTAGGCGGAAGTGATCTTGTTCTGGGTAGACTAGAGCAAGAAGCTAGCAATAAAAAGATCAATAAATAAACCCTACTCATTCCCGTACGGTATCATAAACTGCCAAAAAGTGTCAAGTGCATAAAAAAAGCCTGATCGGGAACGTCAGGCTTTTTTATTTGTATCTTTAAGGTTATATTACTTTGTAGCTTTACTGGCCTCTTGCTGTTTCTCAACAAGGTTTAAAACCTTGCTCAAATCTTCTTTTAAAACTTGCTGCTGCTGATGCTGCGCTGAGAAATACCAGACTGCTCCTGCGAACTGTAGAATTAAACCTAGGGCAGCTGTGGCAAAATATCTAAGCACAGTCTCGCGCATCTCTACGTAACTATCGGCGGTCTGTCTTAAAAAGCTGAACTCTTTAGCCAGAACGGCTAGCTGCTCAGACAAGCTGGCTGTTATTCCCCTTAGACCATTTTTACCATCCACACCTATAGAGATATGCATAACATCTCGAGCCATATCTCTAACGGTGTGCATAGACTGCTCTAGTGACTCTATACTCTTCTTGGTATTCTCAGACAACCCTAATAGCTGGTGTTTGATATTATCAATTTCAGAATCAATCAACATATATTGGTTTCGCAATTCCCAGATAGCTGGGTCGCTTGAGGGAGTGTATTGAGAAGAGTTTTCTGCAGAATCTTGATGCATGGCAATAACGATTATATCAAAAAACTATAGGTTTTGTCGCCGAATTATTTCTATTTTTTCTTCTGGATCTACCTGTTCTTCATTAGAAATGTAGTAGTTCATTTCCTTGTCATCATAGGTTTCTTTTTCGGCCGGCTCGTCATCATTAACATCTTCGTCAATTGTCTCAGCTTCTTTCTTTGCTCCTCTAAAAACCGACCTCACCGAATCATTATATACCTTGTCGACGATTAATAGCTCGCTAGTACCGACTTCTCCCAGGTAAACACCTTGCCTGGGCTTAATCATAGAGTGCTCCACACAGGTCCACTGGGACTCGTGTACACCCAACATTTTCAATGCTTCCACTCTTTCTTTGGGAATGGGCTTGCCGCTAACTACACAAATATATTTATTCTTACTCATATTCTTTAAGGTTTACTGAGGAGCCTGAGCTGCCTGCTGTTTAGCCCCCTGCAATCCTTGAGATTTAGACTGCGAGGTCATTTGTTCTAGTTGAGATTTTACTTGAGCGTAAAGATCCTGGTCTTGCGCCTTGATCTGCTGAAGTTGAGCTCTTCTTTGAGCGCCATCCATAGGGAATAGCTGCTGAGCTATCTGCTGAGCTTGCGCAAGCGCGTCTTGAGGTGTAACTGGTCCTCCTCCGCCAGGTGCGCCGCCTGCTCCTCCCTGCTGTTGCCCTTGTAGCATCTGCATCAAGCTCTGCTGTGTGGCTTGAGCTATCTGCTGCTTTTCTTGCTCTTCCTGCTGGATCTCTTGAGTAAGCCTGTCTTCTTCCATCTTCTTCCTAACCTGATCAGAATAATCGAAGTTATAGAGCTTGAGGAGTTCGGATCTTGCAATAGCGTTAGCTGACACCAGCTGGCCAATGATTCCTTTGCGCTCCATATCGTCAGAGAATGTAATTGGGATGAGTGCCACTTTAGCTTTAGGCAAGCCTAAGATATTACCCACGACATCACCAATATGGTTCAAAAGAGTGTTGTAGTTGGTCGGAATAATGCTCCAAGCGTTTTCGAACATACGCAACATAGGCCCTGCAGCCTGCTGCTGGAATGTCATTTGGAACATTTCTACCGGCACATCAAGAGCGTTCAGGATGGTGTTCTTAGCTGCCTCCATCATGTCTACAGGAGCAAGCTTGGTTCCTTCGCCTCCGAGCTGCTGGTAGTTTAAAGGAAAAGCAAACTTATGATAGGCTCCAGGATCTCTCCTATGCTCGTCGATCATCTCGTCAACAGCACTGGTCCATACAGCCCCGTTCTGGTTTAACAGAGGATTGGCTGCAGGGTTGGTGGCATCACCCATTGATATAACTCTGAAAGGAGCGATATCCTCAAAACAAATAACCTCATTGTATCTCTTCAGTGTTTGAAGCATGAAGAAGTCCTCAAAGATAAACATGCTAGGAGGGATAGCTTTGCCATCTGTGCGCATAGTACTTGGAGAGTCTAGCTTAAGATGTATGAAATTTTTAGAATTGAATGAGAGCATGGTCTTGTTGAAAATGCACTCAAACACAATCTTTGGAGTTTTTTTACTATAAAACTTATTGTTTTTAGTTGTAACTTTTTTAGCATACTGCTGAGGAATATCCCAGAAGTACTCTGCCTCACCTGTAGTGTCTTCGTATCTAATCTTTATTTCTTTTGCAGGCCAATGAACAACGTGTATTTTCTGGATATCATTCGCAGGCTTATCCATGCACTGATGCTGCCCTTTATAGCCGCATTTCAAGCACTGTAAAAGATACTCACCTTTGTTAAACTCAAAGTTGTTGGTTTTATCTATGCTTGTAGATTTTTGGCATTTAGGGCATGTAAGGTATCTATAAAACCCTTGGTTTACGGTGATGAACTCGTTTCCATATGCGAGCAGGTTTAAGCCTGCCTTAGAGCATATCTGTTTCCATTTTAACTGCTCAAATACTTCAGTATATTTCTTTTTAGCCTCTTCATCGTCGCATTCAATCGTAAGAGATGTAATAAAATAGTTAGCAATACGGTTGAGTGCCTGCTTGTAGAATCCGTTTCTGTACAGGAAGTGTTCTGCCCATAACAGCATCCCCTCGATGTTCATCGGGAGATACTGAAGCGGAATATTATAGAATGGGTTAGAGTAGCGATCTCTACCCTTGTCACCTATCTTAAAAAAACTTTGTGGGTCGTCAGGAGTAAACATATTATTCTTCTGTTTCTAAAATCTCTTCGATGGGTGTTGGGTTAGCTAGTTTTTGTTTGTTTTTTGAGTCTGCGACAGCAAACCCATCCGCATCAAAATATTCGGCTTTTTTTGTGTTGTCAAAATCACTCAAGGATTTTTCTGTGAGCATTCCGTTTTTTTCCATAAATTAATCTTGATTTTCTTCAGGTACTTTAAATAGAATCATAAACTTTCTAGTAGAATCTGGCGAGTTAAAAGTAACACCAGGGTAATAGACCTGCTCTGCTCTATACGAACCATCTCTGTATAGCATAAGCATTTCTCCGATCTTCGGCTCGAAAACAATAGAGTCTTCGTCAGCAAAAATGAGCATTATTGCCTGCTGATGCTCTACCACATAATTTACTTTTGATTTAATTCTTCCGAAAGAGTTCTCAAAAATTACAATCTCCTGCCGGACTTCAGGGACAGATACAGCGGCATAATCTTCTTCTGCTTCTTGCTCAAAATCAGTGAAGCTTAACCTGGTAGGCTTAGACATCTCTGCGGACTTACGAGAATTTTTCTTTTTGCCTGTATGTGATTTAGAGGAAGTTGTGGTTTTTATCAATTTACCTCCTCCTTTTATAGCCACATCCTCAAACTGTTTCTGCTGGGCTCTAATATCGGCTTCTTTACCAAAAATACTCACACCGTGCTGGTCCAGCTTTATTCCTGTAGGAGAATATACCGATTTACTAGGATCACTTGATCCTATAACAACATCTCCTGATTTAAAATGACTTTGATCTAGGTTATCCATACGCATATTTATTTAAGTTTATATTTCTAGAGGACTGTTATATAATGGTTTTAATAACAAGCAACACTTTTTTAAAATGGCCAAAAGTATCCAAATTTCAAGACGTTACGTCGACACCAGCAAGGAATTGTCATCTTACCGGCTTTATATGGAGGCAATTAACGCCCAGGAAATGACCAACAAAGTGTTCATAAAGCAAAGAGTTGTCAATTTTTCTAAAGGCACTACTGATGATATTTTTGTGGGTGTATGTACGCCTGCTCAATTAGAAGACCTCGGAGAAGACTCACCATTAGCAGGAACTTCGTTTTTTAGATCAAATACTGTAGATTTAATCGCCACCACCTCGGAAGAATTAAAAAACATACTAGACTCGGCTATCTTTGAAGTAAAAAAATTGGTGGACGATCTTTCGGCCTTGGATGTACTGGCTGACGACGAAATATACAGTATTCAACCAAATCAGCCAGTTACAGTGCTGGCTAATTCTCCTGGCATATCAAGTGTCTCCCAAATAGGAAACAGCCTGCTTGTTTATTTTACTGCGCCTGACAATGTGCTGCCTAGATATATAGATAACTACGAGTATAGCCTAGATGGAGGCGCAACCTGGACTCTTGCTTCGCCTGCCGCAGCCTATAGCCCTATAACTATAAGCGGAGTAGCTTACAGTACAACTTACAGTATTAAGATAAGAGCAATAACAGGAGGATTGAGGGGAAAAAGCTCCGCAGCGTTCGGGCACACAACATTTGTCAGAGGTATAGCCACAAAATTTAAGGGGACAGTTAGTTCAGAATGGATGGATATTGCGAACTGGACGGATTCTTCCGATGTATCCGCAGAGACATTACCCACAACTTCTACCAATGTTGTTTTACAGCATGATTGTGTGGTTGATGTAGATTCTACACTTTGGCGCTCACCTCAAAGTATATCCGCAGGCGCGTATGACATAACATTTAATTCTAGCGCGCAAGTGAGACCGGTAGTTACAAGCAATATTACTGCGACCACCGGATTGGTAGTATTTAATGGAG